ACCACTTCCGTCTGTATTCAAAGTCTTTGAGAATCAAAAGATAATCTTCCGCCGAGCTGAAGTATCTATGCTCGCCGGTACGCCTGGTGTGGGTAAGTCAACCCTGGCTCTTGCTTTGGCATTGAAGATGAAGGTGCCAACCCTCTACATCTCTGCTGATACCAATGCACACACGATGGCGATGCGCCTCGCGTCAATGATTTCAGGAAAGAATCAGACTGACGTCGAGCACCTACTGCAGACTGATGTCGGCTGGACCAGAGCAACTCTTGCCCGAGGTAGCCACATCGTCTGGTCATTCGAGTCAAGCCCTAGCCTTCAAGATATTGATGAAGAGGTCCAGGCATTCGAGGAACTATGGGGATGCCCGCCTGTGGCTATCTTCGTGGACAACTTGATGGACATTGCCACCGATGGTGGCGAAGAGTTTGCCTCTATGCGAGCCATTATGAAGGAGCTAAAGTTCCTGGCTCGTGCAACTAACACGGCGATTGTAGTCCTGCACCATACCTCAGAAGCGGTGCTGGGTACCCCGGCTCAGCCACGTAGCGCACTACAGGGCAAAGTCGCACAACTTCCGGCCCTTATCTGTACACTTGGGGTTGTGGGTACAGCGATGGCGGTAGCACCTGTGAAGAACAGGTATGGGAAAGCTGACGCTAATGCGAATCTCCACGCCTGGTTGGCCTTCAATCCAGAGTTTATGTACATCGACGATATACCGGAGAGTAACTAATGACCGATTATATTCTGCAAGAAGAGGATGATTTACAGCAAACCATCCGTCAACTTGTCAACGAGCAGGTCAAGATAAACCTTAGCAAATTAGTCGTAAGACTTGAGAATCATAAGATGGACATAGTGAACGAGTACACACAGGGGGTAGCTGACGGCATCTCTACCGCTGCCACTATCCTGAGGCGTGAGCTTGGTCAATGAGTTCAGCAAACAAACGCAAGGGCGCACAGTTTGAGACAGACATTATGAAATGGCTGAGGAAGATGGGTGCAGTTGCGGAGCGTCTGAGTAAGGCAGGTGCCAAAGATGAGGGCGACATCGTCGCTATCGTTGCTGGCAAGACCTACATCTTGGAGCTAAAGAACAGGAAGAAACTAGATTTACCTGTATTCTGGGAAGAAGCACAGGTAGAAGCAGACAACTATGCGAAGGCTCGTGGCTTGGAGCAAAGTCCACCGGCCTTCGTTATAGTAAAGCGACGTAACCATAAGGCGGAAAAAGCGTGGGTTATCCAGGACTTAGAGCAATGGCTCGACGAGAGGAAGTAGGCGGTAATGACTTACCAAGTATCGAGGACGTCCTCCGTCACTACGGTGCAAGTATTCGACGAGGACACGGGCAAGTCAATCTACGATGCCCATTTCATTCGGACACTCATCAAAGTGCAACTGCTAACCTCGACAAGAACATCTTCATCTGTTTCGCTTGTGGAGTCCAAGGAAACAGTTTACAAATCATAGCCGGACAGGAGAATGTGAGCATCAATGAAGCAAAGCGTTTTGCAGAAAGAATTGTTGGGCCGAGCGACGGAGAAGTACGCGGGAAGTATTCATCTGGCGGAAGACTACCTTCGCCAAAGAGGAATTCCTCTGGAAGTAGCACGAATGGTGCGATTAGGCGTAGTCGAGGAGCCTGAGGTTGGACACGAAGTATTCAAGGGAAGACTTTCTATCCCGTATATTACTAAGTCTGGCGTTGTTGACCTGCGTTTTCGTAGTCTCAATCCTGCTGTAGAGCCTAAGTATATGGGCCTGACGGGTGCTGAAACCAAGATGTATAACGTACTAGATGTAGAAAGAGCTGGTGATTGGATTGGAGTTTGTGAAGGTGAGCTTGATACTCTCACTCTTTCCGCCTGTGTTGGCATTCCTTGCGTGGGTGTTCCTGGCGCGAACAGTTGGAAGAAGCATTATACCCGACTCTTGGCAGACTTCGAGAGGGTCTTCGTCTTCGCCGATGGCGACCAGCCTGGACGAGAGTTCGCCTCCAGCCTAGCTAGAGAGTTGCCCGTTACCATTGTGAACCTGCCTGATGGCGAAGATGTCAACTCCATTTATGTAGCAGAAGGAGCAGATTACCTGAGGTCCAAGGTTGCTGAATAATGGAATACTTCTGCGAACCTTGTAACGAAAAGTTTGATAATGCTTTCGATTACATAGACCACATAACCTTAGACTTTGGCAACAGCGAAGAGTTCGACCCGTCTTTGCGTCTGCCTAACGGGGCTAGGTTTATGATTGGCTCTCTGTTGCGGTTTATGTATCACCACGCTGACGAGCCAGAGCAAATCAAGGAGATAGCCCAGTCTTCATACCTCACGCTCTTCCACGCTGAGACGGAATCAGAAGACCTGGATGAACTGATAGAAGAGATGGTAGTCCAGTCTGAGATGATGAGATTTGACGTAAGTCTGAAAGAACTCCTAGAAGAAAAGAAACCTGATGACACAGAGAATGGAACGTGAGGAAATATGGACAATACTAAATCATCTGACCGACCTTGGCTTGAAGGTGTCCCAGTACACAAAGCAGGGGACGGAGCTAGTCGTAACCGTGAGGATTCCCTTGCTCAATTCGAGCGAGACATCCGAGAAATAATGGATGAACTGGCTACCCTGGCAGTACAGAAGCAGAGGGACTACGGCCCGAAGAACATTGCCAACTCTCCTTATGGGCCGGTCCAGGGCCTCGTCGTGCGTATCTACGACAAGATAGCCCGCATCGTCAACCTGACCAAGAACGATATCGACCCAGAGAATGAGTCGCTCGAGGATTCATTCAAAGACCTAGCTAACTATGGCGTCATCGGTCTTATGGTCTTACGAAATAAATGGGATAGGTAATGAAGAACTCCAACTTCGACCTGGATTTCAGCTTTGGCTCAGAAGGTGAGAAGCTCGTCAAAGAGTTGCTGACCGGTGGGCTGACCGTCGAAGTCAAGAGGGACCGTAAGTGGCACAGCACTAACAACCTGTACATCGAGGTTGAGTGCTGGTATATGACTAAGCAAGCCTGGGAACCATCTGGCCTGTCGGTAACGACGGCTGCATACTGGGCTTTTGTATTGGAACAAAGTACACTTATCGTACCAACTGATGTCTTACGACATACAGTGCGTGAGAAGGGAAGACAGATTACCTGCGACATTCCTCCGAATAAGTCGAAAGGTTATCTCATTACTGCCGAGGACCTCCTTGGTGGGACTAAGAAATGGGGAAAGAAATGAAGGTAATCGTCTGCGTCAGTGACCTACAGATACCTTATCACCACGATGGTGCCGTCAATGCATTAGCTAATTTTATCAAGCGATACAAGCCCGATGAGGTTGTGTCGGTAGGCGATGAGATGGATATGCAAACCATCAGCCGATGGGCTAAGGGAACTCCACTTGAGTATGAAGGAAGCATTGCTAAGGATAGAGACCTTACAACTCGCACGCTAGAGCGGTTGAAGGTGGACCATATGATTCGTAGCAATCACACGGACCGTCTCTATAACACCGTAATGTTGCGCTCGCCTGGTCTGCTAGGACTGCCAGAGCTCACGCTCCCTAACTTCTTACGTCTGAATGATATCGGCGTTGAGTATCACACTAAGCCTTATGAACTAGCACCGGGCTGGCTACTCTTCCACGGTGATGAAGGCAATGTTCAGCCTACATCGGGAGCTACCGCGTTGGGATTAGCAAAACGCTCGGGGATGAGCGTCGTGTGTGGTCACACGCATCGTATGGGCCTGACACATTTCACCCAGTCATACTATGGCAGTAAGCCACGCACCGTATGGGGTATGGAAGTGGGATGTATGATGGATTTCAAATACGCTAAGTACGTCAAGGGTGGGCTCTTCACCTGGCAACTTGGCTTTGGTGTCCTGTTCGTCGACGGTCAGAAGGTTACCCCATCCATCATCCCAATGAATCTTGATGGAAGCTTTGTCTTTGAAGGGAAGCTCTGGAAGTGACACACAATAAACTTTTGAAAAATACAAATGTAGGATTGTTGGGTAACAAATAATGGCTACTTATGTTAGATACCAAGGAAATAGGTCTGATGATTACAGGCCAAATGATGAGTTTTATACACCTGCGTGGATTTTTGAAAAAATGGGTGTAATCTTTGACATAGATGTAGCTGCTCCTAATGATGGAGTCGAATGGATACCATCTAAAAAATACTTTACCAAAGAAGATGATGGTCTTTCTCAAGAGTGGTTTGGTAATGTATGGATGAACCCCCCATTCAGCAAATCAAAACCCTGGGTTCAAAAGTTTATGTCTCATCACAATGGAATTGCGTTGCTTCCAGCATCCAAGGCAAGATGGTTTACAGAATTATGGAATACTATGGACGGTATGGTATGGCTTCCATATGATTTGAAGTTTATCTATAAACATCAAGTTACAAATGGTATTTTTATGCCAACTGGATTATTTGCTTTCGGTAAAGAAAATGTTGCTGCGCTCAACAAACTTGGACTTGGAAAAGTTAGATGACTGAACAAAATATGGACTGGTCACGCATAGAACGTTGGGAATATGTGGTCGACGCTGTCGCCCTTGAATACTCCCGCAAATTTGATATGGTCGAGATTTCAGACTTACGACAAATCCTTTTCCAATGGTTTATCGAGCACCCGAATAAGCTCAATGAATGGGAAGCTATCGGCGAGAAGGACGCAAAGAACCTTATCTACCGAAGCCTACGCAATGAAGCTCTTGACTATTGCCAGAAGTGGAAGGCTAAGTCCGTTGGCTATGATGTCGGTGACTTGTTCTACTATGCGCCTGATGTAGTCGAAGCTATCCTGCCTGCTGTCTTACGAGGAGAGTTTGGTGTCGCACATAAGCTG